CACTAGCCCAACCGTGTCACTACTTAGCATCCTTTGTCTTTGGATGTTCAGCGAACGTGACGACGGCGTCCCGAGACCCTGTCTCGCTTTCCGAGCTCGTACGGTTTCTACCGTACGCCGCTCTCTTGGTGAATGGGCGTACATCTTCGGATGTCCGACGCCCCTTTGGTCTCCTGACGAGACGAGCTGCTTCGGCCTTGCTCGTCAAGTCAAAGAACTGCTTGGATCCTGCCCGTCCGCCTCTCAAGAGGCGGTTTTTGCTTGGCAGTCAATAAAGAAGCTCCTTCCGAACTCTTGTTCGTGCATGGAGCGTCCTCTTATTGAGGCAGTTGCTGCGGGGTTCGGCCGACCAAGCCGTCCCCTTCCCTCTGGTTACGTTGGTTTTCTGCGTCGAGAAACCCGCCGCCTTTTTCGTAAAGGCTGGGATTCTGGGTCGTACGAAGACAACGTTTTGACTTGTTCTCCTTCTCTCTCTGGCACCTTAGAGTGTCCACGATCTAGTGGTGGTTGCCTTGGTTCCGGTTTGGATCACGCGTCTTTTATTGACGCGTGTTTGACCGGTCCCGCTGGTGTGGACCACGTCGTGGAGGCTGAACTTCTCGTTGTTCAGTCTGCAGGGAAGCCTCGTCCTTTGACGAAGTTTTCCTCTGACTCTTTGTGTTTGAAGCCTTTGCACACCTCTGTTTACGATCACCTCAGGCGGCAGCGTTGGCTGTCTGTTGGTGACGTTACGGGGGAGTCTTTGGCCCGGGCCGGGTTTAAGAGACGAGACGGGGAGGTTTTGACTTCAGGCGATTATAAGTCGGCTACCGATGGGCTTTCCATCGAAGCCGCTGAAGTCATCCTCGAGACGATCCTTGAGGGCGCGATCTCGGTGTCGCCTTTTGTGAGAGAGTATGCCAAGGCTTCCTTGCGTCCCGTTCTGGGATGCAAGAAGTTAGGCATTCAGGGCCTTGTTCCTAAGATCGGACAGATGATGGGAAGCTTTCTTAGCTTCCCTCTTCTTTGCCTACAGAATCGTTTCGCGTTTCTGTGGGCACTCCGATCTTCTGGATTGAGTCCAAAGGAGTCTGAGAGGACTCCTTGCTTGATCAACGGCGACGACATCCTTTTCTCTTCGACACTTCGTGTGTCTGGAGTTTGGATGGAGATCGTGCTCGCTCTTGGACTCGAGGTTGAACGTACTAAGACGTCGGTTTCGGAGAGTTTCGGCTCTCTTAATTCGACGCTTCTTAGGTGGAGTGGTGACAATCTTCGCGTTGTCCCCACACTCCGCTTCGGTCGTCTTAGGACTTCCGAATACGTTACCTCCTTGTCTCGTGAGTTCCGCCAGTGGCTGTGTGGTTCAAGATCTCAACGGTTCCGCGAGGGGGTGGTCTTTTTCAAAAGACACCTCTCACTCCTTAGGTCAACTAGATTGACTCTTTTGGAGCTCGGATTCCGCGGGACCCTTGCCTGCCGCATGGCTGAGGTATTCTCACTGGTTCCTAGTGAACCACCTCGGTTCAAGCCACCTCCGCCACCCGTTGGTCACAATATCGTTCTTCAGAGCGATTTTGTTACCAGGGTGCCCGAGGAGGTGCTTGGTGTGGAGATGTCCCGCTTAAACGCGCGGGAACTAGCGTCGTGGAAGTTCTCTTCTGAGTTCTTCGCTTGCCAAGAAAAAGCCGTACTCAGGTACTGCCTGTCCTTGTCTCAGGTTCGTGCCCCTGTACGGCTTGACGTTATTCCCGTTCGGGAAGGTGGGTGGAGGAGCAAGTTGACACCTTTGGGTGCGGCAGGATCAAGGCGACAGTTGGTTGCTTGGTTCTCTCAACCTGTGGAGACTGGAGAAAGGGGGGTGCCTGTTTTTGATCGTGTACTAGCTCTTCAAGAGCTAGTTCGTCACGATAACAGACCTCCCCCCACGTACCAGGAGGCGGTCGGGTTTGAGTGCCCGAGCGTGGATGGGGTCTCGTCAGGCTTTTCGAAGCTTGACTTTCTTGACCCGAAGAAGGAGTGAACGGACACGTGGTGTCCACGAGGATGGAATGAAATCTCTTGCGGTGTTACCTGAAAGGAGTCCCGTTACGTATAATTCTTAGCCTGACTGACTAGGACACTAGTGCTTAAAACACTTGCGTTTCAGTGTGGTCGCTATGGCGGAAGAACGGGATACCGCTGCTGTGGTTAATGAGGGTTGTGCAGGTTTCGGGGCGTAATCCCCGGGGGGCTGTCCCTTTGATTACTGAGTAGGGCCAATGAGATGGATTGACTAGTGGAAGTCACGTGGTGAGGTGGTCTAAAGTCCACGGCCTCAAAAATTAACGAGAGGTGCACTCCTCCTTCGGGAGCACAGGACGTAGGCGTGTTGTAGGACACCTGAACCTGTTCAAGTTAGG